TGGAGTCCATCTGAGGGATTGCCGACGTCGTCCGACGTTGGCGAGCGCCGCTGCCCAGGCGGCGTTTAGGGCACTACAGGATCTCCATCAGGTACGCGATCGCGTCCTGCCCCGATCCCGTTTTACGGAGAGCGTCCATTTTCTGCGTGCGCCGCTGAGCGGCGGTTCTGTCGGTGCGCTGTTTGACACCGGGTTGCTGCACTGTCGGAGCGGGTGCCCGATCGGCCGTCACCGACTTGCGGGCGGCGGCGGCGCGGTCGGCGCGCATAGCTTTCTCAACTACCAAAAGAACGCGGTGGTCAAAGACCGATCCGATTTCATCGGCGCTGAAACCCTGCTCGGTGAGCCAGCTTCCCATGTCGCGGGCGAGTTTCGGGCCACGTTCGGGGTCGGCAAGAACAGGCAGGCGCTGCTTTAAGAGCGCGAGCTGCTCTTCCTTCACCCGTGCCTGGAACTCGGCCTGCTGCTGTTGGGTCGCGTACTCGACGCGCTGCAGTTCACCCTGCAGCGTGCCGATGCGACCGCGCAGAGCGTCGCGTTCGGCAGTGAGCCTGACGTAATCGTCGGGGCTCTCCCGTGCGAGTTTCTGCCAGTCAATTTGACTGAACGCCTGGGCCTCCGGGGAGGCCACAAACAACAGCCTTTGAATGTTCTGGCCGTATTCCTGTGCTTCACGCAGACGCTCCATTGCCGAGGCGCGGTTCTCCTCGGCGAGTTGCTGGCTGCGCTGTTGGATGTAGCGGTCGCGTTCATTTTCCCGCCGAGCGACGATTGCCTGTGCCTCGGGGGTCAACTTCTGCCATTCCGCGCGATCCTTGGCGTTCCAGCTCGGCGGTGGATCGATGGCCGACGCGGGCTCCTCCTCGGGCTCGTCTGTCGGTTCTGTTCCCTCGTCGTCGTCCTCGCTGGTGGCCGGTTCCTCCTCGGGCTCCGGTCCAGCTTCGTCATCGGCCGCCTCTGCGACCGGATGATCCTGTGTAGGCTGCGGTTGGCGCGGTTGGCGCGGTTTCGGCTCTTCCGCCGCCAGTATGCTGTCCAAAGACTGCAGCGCCTGGGCGTCTGAGCCCGGCGCGGGCGCGCCTGCGCCTTCACCACCGGCACCAGGGCCGGGTGTTCCGCTCATGCTGACTCCATCTACGGGATAGCGGGCGTCGTCCGACGCTCGCGGTGTGGTCGGTGTTTTACGCGGCGGTTCTGCGGGTGATTGTCGTCATGCGAGCCAGCTCGGCCCGCAGCTCCTCGATCGCGGTGTGCAGCAGGTAGACCGCCTCACGCTGATCCCGCTCACCGAGCGCACTGTGCCGCCACCGCTGGATCAGCCCCAGCTCGACGCGCTCCATGACCAGCCGGAACACCGGGTCTTGCAGCAGCTTGCGTGCCGCCTCGGCCAGCTCTCCGGCGTTCTCCGGCGGCTGTTCGAGCGGGAACAGCTCGGGCCTGTCCGGAGCGAATTTCGCCCCGAGCGCGCGGCAGAACGCCTCCCACCTCATACGCCGCTCCCATTCGGTGGCACTGTCCGCTGCGGATCGTAAGCACCCGCCTGATACTTCAATCTCACTTCCATCGCGGCGATTTCGGCCTTTTGCTCGGCCTTCATCTGCTCGACTGCCATCTCGTTGTGCGCTTTTAATTCAGCTACTTGCATGTCGGCCCGCGCCTGCGCCGCCTCTACCTGCAGCCGGTTGGCGGCTTGGATTTGGGCGATCTGAATGTCCGATTGCGCCTGCCGCTGTTCGAGTTCGGCGGTGATCTGGGCCTTCATTTGGGCCAGTTGCATTTCGTTCTGCGCCTTCTGCTGCGCCACCTGCACCTGGGCCTGCGCCTTGGCCTGCATGGCCTGCGCCGCCGGATCGGGTTTCGGTTGCTGCGGCGGCCCCATCATGTCGGGGGTCGGAGGCTTCGCCGGATCGTGGAAAAACGGTTCCTTGAACCCGGCATTTTCACAAAGCTTTTCGAGCACGTCGTAGACGTTCTTGGGGTAGACCAGCGGCCCGCTGAGCCCCTGTTGCTGCTGCACGATCTGCTGCTGCACGGTCAAAATCTGCATCAGGTACTGGAGCACCTGATCACGGTTGCCGGTGCCTAAGCCCACCGACACCGTCACCGGCATGTCCTCGGCCCATTGCTTGGGGTCGACCGCGAGGAACTTGCCCGTCACACGGATGATACGCTGCTGCTGCTGGTGGCGGCGGCACAGGTTCAGGACGTGGCTCAACACCTCCTGCAGCCCGGTGGCGAAGATCCGCGCGAACAATTCGACACGCTGGGCGGCGGCCTGCTGCATCAGGCTGATGCCGGTGGCGGTTTTGTTCAAATCGTCCGGCGAGATCCCCTGGTTGTGCCGCGCGACACCCGTGCGAACCTCTTGCGTCTGATCTAGGTATTCGACAAGAGGAAAAGTTTTGTCGGCAGTATATGGGACAGTAATAGGGCCAATGCCGCCGATCCGGCGCGTCCGTATTACTGAACCCGGCCGGAGATTTAGCAAGTCTTCAAGCGTGTTTTCATTGACGACGTCATCACCGACCTCGACGCGCGGCCAATTGCTCAGATAGCCGTTGTCCAGCATTTGCCGGATCAGGGTCGATTTGACGAGCTGTAGATCCTTGGTCAGGTCGGCGAGACTCAGCCCGATCAGCTTGTGGGGCATTGGGATCGGCGTGATGCAGAAGAACGGGACTTCCGGCACCGGCTCGACGTCGGGCCGCCCGTCCTTGGTCAGTAGCACCTTCCCTTTGCCCGCCGTCATCACCTTGTACAGTTCGGTGCGATCGTCGTCTTCGAGCGCAAGGTGCAGGTAGCACTCCTCGACCCAGATTTCGCGCGCCGCATCGGTGCGGTCATAGGGCGGGAAATCGGCGTCCTCGGAGAACCGCGCGACACGCTCCTGATTGCTGTCGGGGCTGTCGTCCATCGGCACCTCATCGAGGCACTCGGTGTCGTAGCCGTCACTGACTAAGTCGCTGTAGGTGCGCCGGGTGCGGTGCGCGAGGAACGGGATGTCGTCCCGCTTGGCCCGGCGCGAGAGAAGAATCTCCTCGGGCGGGCAATTCTGCACGCACACCCGTTCTTTCGGCCGCGTCACCTTGATCGTCGCGTCGACGAACCGCACCGGGATCGTCGGCGGCCCCCCGGACATTGCGGCGGCCATTGCCGCCGACATTGGCCCCGGCTGCATCGGTGCCGACATGGCCGCCTGATTCAACACACCCGGCATCGGCCCAGGCGGCATGCCCATCCCGCCCGGCATCGGCGGCCCACCGGGCGGCATCCCACCCGGCCCCGGAGGCGGCGGGGCCATCATGCCCGGCATCGGCGGCATCGAAGGCATCGGGAGCTGCTCGGTGGTGGTTTTCTTCGCCAGGACGTCGATCTTCCCGTCCTGTTCGAGCAGCGCGTCAAATTCCTCTTCCGTAATGTGGCTGTACGATTTGGTAATGCTTTCCTCGGAGGTGTCAAACCACACCTTCAGCCAGCCGGTGCGTTCCAAAAGGGCATCTTTGAACCAGTCATGGAGCACCATGAAGCCAGGGTTGTCCCTGTACCAGATCTGGTTGATGTAAGCCGTTGCAATTTCAGCCTGTTCTTCCTGATCCGGCAGGCGCGGCTCGACGGTGCAGATGCGGTCGCTGGCGGTGAAAATTCTCAATAGCGCGGGCAGCACCCACTCAACCGCCTCGAGCACGCTGCGCATAACTACCGAGCTGCGGCCCTCGACCTCGGTGCCCAACGGCTCGCCGTAGTAGTATTTTATCGCATCGAGGCGGTCCTGGCTGAGCTGCCCGCCATCCTGGCCAAGGGCAGCGTCCAGCTCGCCCTGGACGATCCGTTTGACCTCGTCTTCGTCGATGTCGAGGTCGAGATCAGCCATCAGCGGCGGCCTCTCGGCGGCGTGTCAGTCGGGTAAACCACCGGCATCATGTCCTTGCCCTCGGCCAGCTCGCGCAGGTTGCCCACCTGCTCTTCGAGCTGCGCGATGCGCTCGTCCTGTTCCTTAACCTGCGCTTCGAGAGCCTCGATGCGCGCGTTGTCAGCTTGACTCATACGAACCCCATCTGTGCTGGATATGTCAGCTTTTTCGGACGCCCTCGGGGTGCCTCATAGGCGATCGCCATGAGCCCGAAAGCGTCCGCGCAATTTGATGACCAATCGTGCTCGGGACCGAGCCCGACATCGCGCACGTCCTCGGATTTTTTCTCGTGATACCACCCGAGCGCGTCACGGCCATCCTCGGTGGTGGCGGCATTAAACCACATGCTTGGAAATAGGCGTCTGGCAGCTTCAATTCGAGCCCTGGCAGCGCCGCGACCCTGGTTCGGGATCACGGTGACAGAGAACCCCGCCTCCCAGAACGACTGCTCAAACGACACGTTCTGCACGCGATCGTATGTTGCACCGTCATGCGGCAACACGATCTCGGCCTTGCCCCAGCCCCGCTCGCGGAGCCACTCGACGTGGACCGCAAGAGGCTGACCAACAGCCTCGTAATAGTCCAGAATCCGGATCTCGCGCCCGACGAACTGACCGACCCAAATGGCAAAGGCATCTGATCTGGCACCAGTGCCTCCCAGGTCGCAGAACGCGCGGATCGGCAGCAACGGGTCGCGGCTCACGGTGCAGATCCGACCCTCGGTCTTCGCCTCGCTCAACGGCAGCGCGTAATATGCTCCGGCATGGGCTGTGGCGTAGTCGCCCTCCCACACCCAAGGATACATGGCGGGCCGGTGTTCGAGGTCGTCCTGCCGGAGGATGTTGAGGGTGGTCGGGAACCAAGGGTTGTCGCGCCAATTCAACGACACGATTTTGCTGCCGGTGGGCGGCTTCTCGCGGAACCGCTGGTTGGTGGCGCTGCCTCTGCGTTCCGGATTCCAAGTCACCCAGATTTCGGCGTGCTCCTCGCGAACGGTCGGGATGGCTTTCTGCCACGCTACTTCACTGACCGGCTCGGCCTCGTCGACCCACAGAAGGCGGATGCGGGAGGTCGATTTCACCGACTCGATGTTGCGCCGCAGCCCGATGAAAATGAACTCGATCTTGCCGTCGCGGGTGCGGATGTATTTCTCGCCGACGTCATACGCGGCAGCCAGCCAGGGGGCAGCCTCGATCGCCGCCTTGACCTCGGCCATTGACGAGTCGTCGAGGCTGTTTTGGAACTCCCGGCCGCAGACGATGACACCGGATTCATTGGCCTGCGCGCAGCGCAGCCCGTGGACAGCGGCCATCATCGCAAAAGAGCGGCTCTTGCCGCTGCCCCGGCCCCCGTAGGCACCCCTAAATAAGGCCTCGCCCTCGAAGACCGGAGCGAGTTTCTGGGGCAGCTCGACCCGCCCCGACTGTTGCCGTGCCTTCACGCGGCAGGCGTCTCCGGCGGCGGCGGCGGCGGCGGCGGCGGCGGGACCGGCTCGTTCTCGGGATGCCCCGGCACCCGGTTCGGATCGTGATCGTCCGGCAGCTTCTCGGGCGGCGTCTTGGGATCGTCAGACATCGGAACCTCCTATCGGCAAACTTTGTATCTCGTCACGCGCTTGGTGCCGTTGTTCACAACGGTCTTGGTCTTGATCTGGCAGTGTTTCGGGGGCGGGGTGTACATGCGGGGAGCGCGCGGCATGCCGATCGGCGAGGGGTTGGGCCGGACGCCCGGCGACGGCTCGACATGCCCCCCAGAGGGCGGCTCAATGTAATTCGTCGAGGAGGGTCGCGGCCCCCCGTTTGGCGCGCAGCC